TCCATAGCCGCTTTAACTGCTTTGGTAACAGTATTCCTCATTACCAAATCACCACGAAACCCGTTTGCAAGCTCAAAAAGCTGTTGCTCTAATTCCTCAAATCCTTCAGTCTTAAAGATCGTTGGCATTTGCAACCCTTTCACGGAAAGACTCAGGAGCATTAGGAGCCATTGCCATCATTGCCAACAGGCCACGATTGGTTTGAGCTTTCTTTTCCTCATCGCTCAAAGGAGGGATGATGTATTCATGAGCAGATGGCAGAACATCTTTGATCGTAAAGGCTTTAACGCCTTGTTTTAGCTTGGAATTCAGGTTGCCAGTAGTCAGCGTACTAAGGGCAAGTAAAACGCCCTTATTCCCGATTGCTCCGTCACTAAACATGATCTCAATGTTTCGCATTTCATTCGCCGGTATGTTGTCGGGACAACCTCCATGCGCCCAAACGTATGCTCGGGCTTGCTGACGGTTATCCCTTACGAGTTTTTTCGAGAATCCTTGTAACCCGGCTGAATCGCTTCACCAATTCGCTCAACAATTTCCATTTGCACAGACAGAGGCCACTCATCCTCAATCTCTGCATAAGTAATGTCATCCAGTGAGCCGTTAACAGGAACCAACAGACGGATGTATTCCACAATTCGTTGCTCCATCATTAGAACAGCGTTTGCTAATTCGCGGGTGGATTTCCCTTCAATAATCACATCATCATCAGTGATCTCAACGCCATTGACAGGAGATGTACGAATCTCCTTTGTCATTTCTTCAAAACGAGCTTGAATCTTCTCAGGCTCAACTTTTGTGATTCGCTCTTGCAATGCCGTGACTTCCGCTGTCAATGGCACTCGAACATTAAATTCGTAACTACCAATCGTGAATGATTTGGTGCGGATTTGGTTTAAAGCAGATTGGTATTTTTCACCAAATGCTGAAGCAAACTTGCTCATATCTTTTCCTTATCTTGTTTTGATGATGTTGTGATAAATGACTTCGTTCAACTCTATTGCGTATTCAACAACTTGTTTAGGAGTCATCTTGTCTGCATGATTTTTGGCAATTTCATGCGCCAACGAAACAGCCGTAAGACGTTGTTGAGTAAACCCAAACCAGTCTTTACGGCCTTCGGCTTGTTGAGCCAAAAAACCCAACAAGTCATTCGTATTTTTTATTGTAGTGTCTTGAGTCATGTTTTATTTTTCTGATTTAACAGAAGGTGGAGGTGGTGTGTAGGGGTTGTACTTTGCCAAAGCAGACAGCGCAATAAATTCAGCAGTATCCTGTTCTTTACAAGCCGCTAAAGTATCAGCCACTTCTTTAGCATCAACAACCAACGCCCGAGCAACTAGATCAAGCGATTGAAATGTAGAGGTCAAAGCCTCAATTGCTGCGTTTAGTTGATCGCTCATTATGTGTTCGACCAGCCGTACTGGTTGCCTCGTGGGTGGACAGTAAACGTGCATTTAGCTTCAGCGCCGGGTGCTGCATCAATTTGGAATTGACTTACGCGACCATTAAAAGCATAAGCAATAGTGGTAGAACCAGCCACAGCCGCCACAACAAAAGTACGATCAACAACACCAGATTGAGAATCGCCACGAATCAGCAAAAGACCAGCATCAGAAGGATTCCATGCAGCCGTGATAGTCATGCTAGTAGGAGCTGATTGCGTGGGAATTTTGTCTGATTGACGGGCGCCAGCAACCATGAAAGATGCCACAGCATCATCTTGACCAAAAGCTGGAACAGCTTCTACGTTTAATGCAATACCAGAAGCACCAGTACCGTTGGCAGAAGTGCCAACAATAGTAGCGACTTGACCGGTCCAAACAGACAAATTAGCTGTAGACAATGGTGTTGGGGTAGATGTGGTTTGCATCCACATCGAGGCGGCAAAGCCGGGTAAAACTACGTTAGGTGCAGCCATGATTTATTCTCCTGATTAAGCGTTGTTTGACCAACCGTACAGGTTGCCACGAGGATGGATGGTAAAGGTGGCCTTGGCTTCAGCGCCGGGCTGTGCATCAATTTGCCATTGCGAAGCACGACCATTAAAGGCGTAATAAACAATGTTTGCGCCATCTGTTGCAGAGATTACATAAGTGCGATCAATGACGCCAGAATAAGCATCTGCACGAACTTGCAACAACGAAGCATCACTTGGGTTCCAAGCTGCTGTAATGGTCATGCTAGTTGGAGCAGACTGCGTTGGGATTTTGTCTGATTGACGTGAACCGGCAACAGTAAACGAAGCAACAGCATCATCTTGACCAAAAGCAGGAATAGCTTCAACGTTCAACAAATTGCCAGAAACAGCAATGGCTGAAGTGCTTGCTACCAAAGACAGTTGAGCTAAGGTAAGTGGTGTTGGAGTAGCGCCGGGTTGCGCGTACATTGCCGCACTAAAACCGGGAAGAACTTTGTTAGGTAAAGCCATTTTGATTCCTTAGAAGGGTTAAATAAGTCTTGTCTTATCAGGTCGGTACATCAATTGTGCAATCAAGGAAGATTTGAGCCATCTTTGTTTCATTGTCATAACTGTTGTACAACCAGAAAACGTCAGCCTTTGAAATCCAAAAGCCTTCCGTTGGGCTACCGAACTGACCACTGTAACCATGCAGAGATTGTAAAACTTGATTTGAAATTGTGAAACAATCTTCAATCAAAGTCGTAAAAATTGATATTTGAAAGACAGGTCGATCAATACCTTTGTTACTTTGATTTTGCCCCGTATAAACAGGTTGATGAACGTTTCTCAACATCCAAGTCACAAACTTTGGCTCAGTTGCAAAGTTACGGTTAAAAGCAGCATACACAGGAACAGGCGTCACAATCTGTGACAACTGATACTGAATTGCTTTGCCGTAATCAACAGGGTTCATTTGTGCCATTTATACCGCCGTAGAAGGGTCGTTACGAACACAAAGAATGTCAACATTCATACGGTCATCTGACTCTCGCACATTGTCAATGCGCCAATCAAAACCTTTCCAATTAATTGAATAGAGATTTTGATTGTTGATAATTGCTTCCGTATTTGGCGTGTAGTTCAAAGTAAATTCCACAATGTCTGAATACACACGATATTTATCGGAAATTCGGACATGGTTCTTTACAGAGTGAACACGCGCACGAGTTTGAAACCATTCAGTTTGAGTTGTACTTTGTTCACCAAAGGAGTTCAAACCAAAAGTCAGGTTCTTTACCGTAATGTTTTCAAACCGAGCAATTGCCATTTGCATTACCTCACATGACCAAGGGTTTGTATGGGCGCAACAACATTTGAACACCCCAAGGGATGTTGTGCTGAATTGGACCAGTTGTATCACTACGGTTGTTATACAGATGAGTCAACAACAACAAACCAGCTTGCTTAATCACAGGATAGGCAGCCAATGGGTTTGGCGCTGTCGTGTACTCACAAATGACAGGCGAAGTCATTGAGCTATTCAAGTTAGTTGGCAAATTAGCCACCACAACTTTATTGCCCGAATTGTCATAGTAATACTGGTCAGAAGCAACAATAATCAATTCAGGTGGATTATTGTCGTTCCAGTATTTAACCGAATTAATCGTTACGCCAGACAACAACGGGTTTGAGTTCTGACTAACCTCTGGCAAATCCAATGACAAAGGTGTTCCGTACAAACTTGAGGAGTTGTACCAAACACGATATGACGTAGCAAAAATTGACATGCCCAAGAAATCTTCAATTGCCATGCGAACAGCAATCTCAAGATTTGATAGGTATGTGTTTTGACTCGTATCACCAAACAGGTTTAATTGATTGGTAATCTCTGTCAGAGTCAACCAAGCCGTAGAAATATCACGGCTGATTTGCTCCGTCTTTTCGTAGTTGAATGGATTGCGCGTTGGCGCACCATAATTCAGATAACCAAGTTGTGCGTCAACTGGCATGATTAAGTCTCGATGAGGCGAACACCAGCAAACGGGTCACGAACAGTTGATGCCATGCGTTTCTCTGCAAATAGGGTAATGAAACCGGGCGTTGTTTGCTCCATCGCCTGAATCGTCATTTCCTCAACATCAGCAATACTCAAGAAACGAGGCCAGTTAGCAAGATAAACAGGGAAGTTACCAGCCGTACCGTGAGGGTTCAAATAAGGGTTTGGGATCACAGGCCAACCCATAATATTCACCGCTGGACCTTCACCCAATTCACCAGTTTCAACCAGCGAGTAAGGACCAGCTGAGCCGTTGTGAGCGTAAGCACGAATTGCAGTGATGTAGGTGGGGTGCATGTGCCAAGCAGTGCCGGGCAAGTTCCAGTACTGTGCTGGCAAAAGACCAGCCATTTCTTGCAACGTTTCCATGTCCACATTAGCAGCAGAATTGCCCACAGTTGCCAAAGTGTGAAGACCGTTGGTAATAGCTGTACCACTTGAGCCGTAAGCAGGGGTAGCGCCAGCAGCGCCGGGGTAGTAGTTCAGACCACGCAAACCATTGGTCGAACCAGTGATGGTTGTTGTAGAACCAGCTTGGTCATTGTTGTCGGCCATACTTTGAGCTTCAATAGCTGAAAACTCTAGCATCAAGTCTTCAACAAGCGTTTCGTTCAAGTAGTTCACATCAGACAGAACAGCAGAACGAATTGGCAACTGAGCAACAATCACACGAGTAGGCAATTGCCAGATCGTAGTGTTAATGTTTGGAGAGCCAGTGTTAGGTGTGAATTCATAAGTCCAAGGGTTTGTAGAACTAGCAGCATTACCTGTTTTAGCAACAAACTGAGCAGATGAACCAGCAACAGGGATTTGTCGCGCACCCATACGGAATGGGTTTGCATAACGCAATGCGGAAAACGCATCATCAAAATAAGTACGACCACCTTTACCGTCACCGCTACCTGTCAAGGCAGATGCTTCTTTTAAATCAATGGTTACTTTGCCACCTTCTGTGATGGCCTGTTTAATTCCGTTTAGGATTTTTTCGGTAATTGTCATAGTTATTCCAATGATGGTTAAAAAAGAGGGGAAAGGGTTTCCCGATTCCCCTCAATGGCAACTATCAGGTTGCTGTACCAGTCGAGCGATATCGCACGATGGCGTTAGGGTCACGCACAGAGGTAGCCAAACGTTTTTCACCGAAGAATGTGATAAATCCTGGTTGTGTTTGGTCGTAGCGGCGCATAACCATGTTCAAACGATCAATGATCGTGTGACCACGTTGGAAGTCACCAAAGTACATTGGGTACAGGCTAGTAGTACCAGCAGAACCTGTAGAGGTTTGCGAAGGTGTGTCCAAATACTTGTTCACAACAACGTCAAAGCCCAACAAACGACCAACGATACCGTTAGTTTCCAGAGGCGACATACGCTCAAACACTGGAGTGCCGTTGCTATCAACCAAACCACGGATTTGAGCCAACAACACGGGGCTAACGATGAACTTAGCGCTCTCGGTCCAGTATTGTTGTGGCAAAGCGTAGATGAAGTTCACAACGTCTTTGTAAGTGATGTTTGCAGCACCCACAGTGTTGCCGTTGGTAGTCAACTGGTCATAGGTAGCCAAGCTGTGCAAGCCGCTTGTGGAACCAGTACCGCTTGTACCAAAAGCAGCAGCAGAAGTTGTACCACCAGCGTAAGTTGCGTTAGCGCCAGCGTATTGGTTCAAACCGCGCAAGCCGTTAGAACCGCCGTATGGCAAGCTGGTAGCGCCTTGGTCATTGTTTTGAATCATGGACAGAGCTTCGGCTTGAGCGAATTCAGCCAGCATGTCGTCAACAACGTTAGCTTCCAGCCCATCAATGTCATCCAAAGCAGCGGTACGGATTGGGAACTGAACGTTCAAGTCTTGCAAAACCAATTGCCAGATCGAAGTGTTTTCAGTTGTAGCCGAACCGTTGTTCTGGATTGCATAGCCCCAAGCAGCGCCAGCGTTACCAGTTTTGACACGGAATTGATAGCTAGAGCCATCAGTAGCAACAGTGCGAGACACGCCACGCATGGGGTTAGCCAAACGCAATGCAACAAACACAGGGTCATAACCAGTACGACCACCTTGACCGTTACCGCCAGCAGTCAGAGCCGAGGCTTCTGTCATGTAGGCTTCCATTTGAGATTCATCAGCAAAAACTTGCAGTTGCTTCTCAAAAGAATTCTTACCGTCAGCAATAGCTTTCAGTTGTTCTTTAACCGAACGGTTCACATCTTGGCGAACAGATTTGGCTTTTTCTTTATGCACAGCAGGAGCTGGAATAGCGGCAACTTTGGCTTCCAAAGCAGCAACCATTTCGCTGAATTCG